TATTGGAGATCAGCGGATTCTTCGCGTAGACAACGCCATTTTCTACGACCTCGCCGGAAGCAAGCGGCTCACGCCGCTGCATCCTGACGGGGGTATACACACCATCTTCCTGAATCCTGAAGATCGGGCTGTCCTTGGACCTTCGCTTGAGATCAGTAATGAGATCCGTATCCATGACTGACTTTGGATTGAAGAACCCCTTATCCACGGTAACCGAACGCATTTCCACAAGCATGTCCTTGGCCGACTGCTCAAGAATGCCCTTGGCCTTATTATGGGCCGTGCGGTTTTCCGGGGTAGCGTTGGCCGGGTTCTGCATCATCTCGGAGAAGATCTTCGTAGCAGCCTTGCTCTGGTCGAACATATCTGCCTCAAACTTGAAGGTAGCACCCTCCGGCGAGACCCCACCGAGCATGGAGTTCGGGTTTTCGCGGATTGCGCCCTTTCCGTCTAGCGTAATCCCACGAGAGATGTCCAGCGGGCTGGTCATGGCCCCCGTGGGGCCTGCCTGCGCGGAGATATCGGTGGCAACGCTCATCTGGTCCATGGCGGTCCGGGACTTGATGATGTTGACAAGATCCTGAGGAAGTCCGAGAGAGTCTGGGTTGAGGCGGATGTCCTGATACATTCGATCCTGAATATCAGGAATGCGGCCGTACAGGGACCGCTTGCGCTGCTCAAGGGTCATCGGAGGCTGACCCGGGGCCGCCGCGATGCCTTCCCATTCGTCACGAAGACGATCCAGCATGATCGCGCTGACCCGGCGGCTGAGACGCGCTGCGTCCATACTCGGGCGGCTCGGGCCTTGTGCGCTCATGCCTTCGGCGGCAGCATTCAACCCCAAATCGGCAAGCACCAGTTCCATGAACTGATCGATTTCGGCGGAATAGGCAGGACCGACAGTAGCATCGAAGGATTCGGTCAGGTTGAACTGCTCCAGACGACTCTGGTAGGTTCCCCGCAGTTGGGTCTGCTTCTCGCGGACAAGCCGGTCCAAGATCTGGGACTGTGCCATTGACCGCTCGATCTCATCCGGATACTTCTGCTTGAAGGCTCCAGTATTGATCTCAGCGAAGAAGGCATCCATAACATCAATAGCAGCACGGTCTCCGATTGCTGACAACTCTGCTCGCCCGTCCATCGCAATCTGCTGCTCAGTCATTCCGGCCCAACCAACACCGGAGATCGAGTTCACGGCAGCCATCATTCTCTGACGATCAACCTCCTGAAGACCGTTCATGGACCGATTGATCGTTGTCGCCCGCTCGTACATGGGGAAGTCAATCAATCCCATTTGCAAGAGATAATCGGCCCGAGCCGTGAATTCGGCCCTCGGCATGATTCTCGCGTCCTTGAGAACCGTATTTACAGAAGAGGTATCAATCCTCTCTTCGCGCTTGGTCTTGTTGCTCATCTGGTCGATCATGCCGCGGGTCCAATCGACTCCGCGTGCCTTGACCGCTGCCTTGATGTTATCCGGCACATTCATTCCGGAGAGTTCGCGATCAACGAGTTCCCCGATCTGGGTCTCGTCCAGATTGATATTAGGACCCTTCTTGCGCTCTTCCTGAAGAACAACGAGGACCTTGTCCTTGAGTTCAAGAGAGGACATCTGTTTCAACGCCTCGGTGTCCCGAGCCTCGTTCAGTTCAGCCTCCCGAGACCGCTCGTACAACTGGTCGAATACCTGCTGTAGTTCGGGCCGGTAGCGGTTGCCCAAGGTACGCTCCCCGACCTTCTCATTGAGGGGGTGTCGAATAAGTGCGAGGGCTCGGTCAAAGTCTCCTTCCGCTGCCGCACCGCGGGCTGCCGCTATCACGGTATCCACCATGATCTTGTCGCCGTCCTGCCCGCCCTGACGATAATACTCGTCAGTCAGGGCCTTGATGGCCCCCTTCGGGCCGAAGACCGAGGAGATGTCGTGGGCGGTTTCGATGGAGAACTGAAGGCCGTCACGGAGGACTTCCTCGCTCTTCTCCAGCACCTTCTGCCGCCGCGCCGCCATCAGGCGGTCGTAGAACGAGTTATCGGCCTCGGCCCGTGCCGCGGCAGCCCCCTTGTTGATGAAGTAACTGTTCTCGGGGATGGCCGCGTCCTGATACAACTTGGACATCTGCTCCGCGATGTAGGTGGGAGCGCGGACGGTGCCATCGGCGTTATAGGGGTTGCTCAGGTCATCGAGGTTGTTCCACAGGGCGTTCCGGTACTTGTCACGGACCATCCGCTGGCCATATGCCTCAAGGAACGCCTGATAACGCCACGGGGCGATGCCTCCGGAATTCTCGATGGCCTCGGTGGCCTTGCGCCGCAGGACCTCGGGATCCTTCTCGGTGGAGGCCTCGTACTGACCGTACTCCCTCTGTGCCGCGATGTTGGCGGCCATGGCATCGGACGCAAGTCGGCCCAACTGCGGGCTGATTCCGCCAAGAGCCTGCGCAACCTGCATAAGGCTCGACGGCTCCGGCTGCCGCAGCATCGGCCGAAAGTATGTATCGATCGGCGTGGCCGTGGGCTGAACGATCCGCGTGGGATCGAACTGCGGAGTCTGTCGCTGGATTGCCATGGGGGATTACCTAGAGATGAGCCAAGGGGCGGACGAGGCGGTTCCCTGACCGAGCGGACCGGCGTTGAACCCTGCGCGGACCACGGAGCGGTCGAAGGTGTTGAAGTACATGGTCCCGGCGGAGGATGCCAGACCACCGGCAACGCCGATGCCGGTCGCGAGGATGCTCGGATACTGGACGGGCTGCGGGGTCATGCTCATGACTCGGCCCTGATACTCGCTGCGGGCTCCCTCCTTGGCCTGCTCCAACTGGAACATGGTGCCGCGCAACTGATCCTGCGTCGCAGTCATGTAGTTGTACTCACGACGGTAGTAATCGTTCATGAGCATATCGATCGATAGACCGGACACGCCGCTCTCGGCCGCGGATGCCCCGGCGATCGCCCGGGCCTGCGCTGCCTGACTGGAGATGGCCATCATCTCCTGAGCGGCCTTCTTCTGCTCCTCGATCTGCCTGCGAGAGATGCCGATGTACTGAGAGGCGAGCGCCTGATCGGCGATCTCCTTGTTCATGTCGTACATCTGCTGCTGGTACTGGGCTTGCGCCGAGGCCTGCTGCTGCTGAGCGACATGGGACATGATCGGGGTCGCCACGGAGGCGACGACCGATCCGACGATTGCGGCGTTCATCGCGAACGCCTGCACCGCCGTAATCAATCCGGGGACTGCTGCGATGATGCACATGGTTTATTCCTTGATTCTCAAAAACTGGTGGAACTCTTCTCCGTTCACTCCCACGGGTGCCGTCTGGATGATCTTGAATCCGAGCCAGCGGAGCCACTTGAGGTGGACATCGTTGCGGGCATCGGCCCAATTCCACAGGACATCGTAATCCGTGTGCAGCACGGATGTCCAATGCTTGCATTGCCTCAGGAAGGTGTAGCGGATGTCCTGAATGCGTGAACTCCCTAGAAGCCAAACGCAGCCGATCGACAGGCGGTCATCCTGCAAGGCGGACGGGCCGCATCCAAACATCCCGATAATGTCGTCGTCCTTGACGATCGAATAGCAGGATGTGCTGATGGCCACGCTGTCAATCAGGGCCTTGTCGGGAGCCATTCCCAAGGCCCAGCACTCGTCCGCGTCCTCCTTACGAAGATACGGAATGAGCAGGAGTTCGTCGTCCGGTTGTGCCGGACGGACATACGGATCAGACGCGCCGCGAACGAGATTCATAGGAGGCTTCCAGTTCGGCACTCAGGAAGTTGCACGGGAGGTGCGTGTCGTTCTTCAGGGTGATGAACAGTTCATCGTTCTTCCCATACAAAGGAAACCTGAACGATCCATATTCTACCGGAACATTTCCGATAACCGCCTGACCGGTCCCGAGAATGTTGCCCGAGAAGGTGTAGTCGAACATGGTGTTCGTGTACCGCTGGACCACCTCGGCCTTGAAGAAGGAGGTGTTGTTGTACACGACATTCATTCCGCGCAACTGGAACCGACCGCTCGACAGGGTGACCGGCCGCTGGCCGTCGGACTGGCGCAGGTACTGGGTCGAGAACTGGTACTTCATGGTGTACTTCTCGCCGACCCACACCGTCTTTCCTTCCCAATTACCGCGGACCTTGATGGTTGGGCTGCCGACCGTGAAAGCGGTGATGTCGAGTTCGTAGCCAGCCTCCTGAGAGGGGGTGGCCTGAAGCACCACGGAGATTGGCGCATTCAACTCGACATTGTACGGCAGGGCGAGCGTGGTCTCGTCGGAGGCGGAGTTATAGGCACCGGGAGCAACGGACACAAAGGACCTTCGGTCGAGACAGGTAACGAACTGTGAGTTCTGGTCCTTGCGGTTAGGCTCGACGGTGATCTTCTCCAAGAACATACCCTCGGAGCCGCGCTGGATGACCACATACAGGGAAGAGCGCAGCCAAGCCATGCCTCGGATAATGGCCCCACGGAAGGTCCACTTGGACCACGAGGACTGGATTCGATTCCCATCGGCATCGAACCACTTGTAGATGTACAGGCTGCTGTTGTCCCCGTAGGACTGGCAGGCGAGGATGTTCTCGTGGGTGGTCCCGGCGAGGACCTTCATGTTCCCGGGGATGTACTTGGGAACCTGCGAGGAGATCTCGGGAGCGACCAGAAGCGAAGAGTCCGCCTGATTGGGAACGAACCCGCGCACACCGGAGAAGCCGCCGCGGACGAACGGGAAGAAGACCTCCTGAGCGACCAAGACCGGCTTGCAGGTTCGCAGGATCTCGTAGTTCGCGATCGATGCCATACGAACGGTTGCACCAGACAGGGTAGAGGGGGCATCGAGGATGAACTGCACCTTGTCCGAGAACAGGAGCAGACGCTCGGAGAACGGCACGGCGTGCCTAAGGATGGTGATCTCCGGGTAACTGGAGGCCACATCCACGGGATCGGTGTCCAGCAGGTTGGCTACCGTGGTACGCCAGAAGTTGAAGTAGTTGGCGGATTCGCTCAGGATGACGCTTTCGTCCGCGAGGAAGCCGAGGCGGCCGCGGTACAGGAAGATGTCGTTGATCGTTCTTCCGACGAACGAGGGGGCAGGATTCGTCCCGTCGTCCCCGACGAGCCGTTCGGCCCACTTTACGTCAGTCCCGGGGACGACACCCGTTCCCGGATTGTACCCAACGCCGTTGGCGGGCTTGAAGACGAACTCCCCGCTCGGCAACTTGATGAGGACCCACGGCATGACCGTGTATTCGTACTTGAACTGAAGACCGGGTCCAATGGTCTCCGCCCACTCTCCCTGCCCGATGCCCGTGCCATTCTTGGAGATGAACTTGACCCAGTAATTGTCAACGGCTTCCTGCGCTTGTCCGGACACCTCAACAATCATGCCGCCCTTGGCAACCGCCGGGAGATCCGAGAAGGACTGAACGGACCCCTTGACGATCCCCAAGCCGTTTCCGCCGATACCGTCAGAGACGGACTGATCGAACGCTGAGGTTCTGGAGAAGTGTAGAACGTAATTACCGGCACCACGAGTTACGGTAAAACCGCTCGGAGACGGGAAGACAAGATCATCTTTCAGTTCAGCCGCAATAAGCACGGTATCTGCTTCTGAAACATTACTAAAAGATTCGCCATCTGCCGTATGCCCGGCACCGTGCGTTGTTTTCCCCGAGATAAACGTCGATGTTGCGGTGCCGTTGATCTGGTACTTTGTGCTATAGGCACCCTGACGGACCCACACAATCGACTCATTGGCTTGGGCAGGGCTTAGGTTTCCAGCACCAGACTGCAAGGTAACAGTCTTGTGAACGTTCACGATAAACGTGAAATCTGCGATCGATACAGCCTTGAAGGCGGTGGCCACTCCGGCACCGACCTGACCAACCGTAAGGTCGAGGTAGGCGGTGCCGCTAGGGGTATTGACGACCTGTTCCGCTCCGTCCTGATTGAAGACCTTGATGCTGTTGTCACGCAGGACGACAATATAGGAATCGGAGCCGTCACCACGGTCGATCGTGTGGATGAACGCGTCACCGGCACCGCCGCTGATGATCTTGGCCAGATGCTCGGTCGGAGGACGCTTTCCGAGCCCGTCCACCACGCTGGAATAGGCGTTCTCCTGCACCTCGGCCTGAGTCGGGAAACGCAGGTTGGCGGGCTGCTGAGAGACACCGTTGAGCAGGTTCGGGATCGGGATGTTCAGCATCTTGTCCTCAGATCTGGTACGGGTATCGGCGATCGATCACTCGGTACACATCATAGTTGTCGAAGATCGAATGGTCAGCGACCTCGCCCTCGTACTTCTTCAGATTCGACATGGCAACGAACTCGTCCTGTTGGGTGAAGCCGTGATGCTTCTCGGACCCAACCACACGATCCTGAAAGATCCGTGCGGCCCGAATGGTGATGTAGTGCCGGGCAGCCTGTGGGAGATCGTCCCACTCAAGGGCCCGGATCAGGCGAACTTTCTCGACTGGTCCCGTGAACTGGAAGGAGTTGGTCTTGCGGTTGTACAACTTGTTCCCGCGGAGGGTGATGTCCAGACCGTCGTTGTCCGGATAATCGACATCGACCAGCAGGACATTGGAGGCAACCACGACTTCTGCCGTGACCGGGTCGGCCGTGAGGGTGACATTCTCCTCGGTGTTGAAGTGCCATCCACGGGACTGAATGTTCAGGCTGACCTCGTCCAAGACCTGCATGGCGATCGCCACATCCGCGGAGTTCGGGGCATTCGGGCCGGTCAACTGATTGACCGGTGCCGATCCGATGACGGACAGCATCGTATTGACGGCCTGAAGCCGCGTGGTCGTGGTTAGTGGCATGGTTCCTCCCTAGAAGGTAAAAAGGCCCGACCACATTTCTGTGATCGGGCCCTTGGTTAGCACGCGCCGCTAGGGCGCGGAAGGATCAGGCGGTACCAGCGAGCAGACCGGCGCACTCGGGGCGCAGGATGCCGTGGCCCATGGCGTACTTCGCGACCATCATGTGGCCCTGAAGACGGATGTCGTACTCCGACTCCATCGCGAGGTCCATCAACTTGACGGTACCGAAGGCCATCTTCTGGAAGCACACGCCGACGACGCGGCTGAAGTTGGCACCGTAGGTGTTGTTGGCACCCGTGACGGCTGCCGACAGGTCCTGACCGAAGACGGCCGCGGCGTTGTTGCTGCGGACGATCTTGAAGCCAGCGATCTGGAGCAGGCGCGCATCGGAATACGAGCCGTTGCCTTCGTTGCCGTAGTCGCGGTTCACGAGAGCCAGACCATCGGCCGAGTTGATGAGGCGGTAGTACGAGGTGGGGGTCACCACGCAGTAACGCTCTTCGCTCGGGATGTTCTTGGTATCGAACGCCGCGGCCATGTCGTACAACTTGTCCACGAACTCATCGACACCACCCGTGGGAATGCTGCCCGAACCGCTGTTGAAGGCGGCATCGGTCAGGAGTTCACCGGCACCCGTGGACTCGGCTGCACCGGCACCCATGCCGGTAAGGTTGGCCGCACGGGCGGTCGGAGCGGCACCGGTAAAGGTAGCCGCGGTCAGGCAGGCCAGACCGAGCAGGTTCTTGTCGAACTGCTTGGCGAGGGCCCGGCCGAGTTCCTGCGAGTAGATCGAACGCACATCGTAGTGGTTCTTCGCCTCGTCCAACTTATCGATGAAGGTGGAGGCGAGGAGCAGGTCATCGATGTTGATGATCTTCTCGGCGTGCTTGTAGGCCGTCACATAGCCGGTACCGGCCGTGTGGCTGTCGTCAACAAGAATGTCCGTACCGGGCTTGTGGTAGCGGGCCGACGCGATGCCGGTGACGGGGAACTGAGCCGACTTACCGCTCGTGATCGTTCGGATCATGTGGAGCGGCTTCATGACGGCGGCGGTCTCAAAGGTCTGGAGAACTTCTCCGGCAAAGACCTTGAGGAAGAGGTTGTTCTGAGTGTCGAAAGTGCCAGACCAGGTGCCAGACCCGTTGGCCTGACCCATGAAAGAAACCTTAGAAACAGGCATTGTGAGTATTCCTTGTGAATGAAAGCGGATGGAAAAAGGGACATCTTCGGCACCGTGCAACACGGTGACCGTGCCGCAGCACGACCGTAGCGTGGTCCTGAGATGTTATTGGGGCTTCGTAGTGTCATCCCCCGCAGGGGCGACATATCCGGCGTACCAGCCCTCGGGTAACCGGACTTCGTTCTTGGAAAGTTCCCAATCGGAACCGTTCCAGTAATAGACATGACCCCGGACATCGGGGCCAAGTCTGATTAGATCATGGTCGGTTGGGTGGACGAACACCACTTTGGTGCCCCCGCACCCGGCGAGCAAAACGCTCATAAAGATTGCCGGGAGGCTTTTGGGCATCCGTCGATAGTGACGGTTCATTGGCGCGTCTCCATGCCAAACCGACCAATTCCTTGATTACCGTCTGAAAGATCTCGACCAGCAGGGCGAGCATCAGGCAGTCTTTTCCGCATCCTTGGCGACGATCAGACCGATGCCAGCCGTGATGGCGGCAATGACGGAGCCGATGTCGAACGAGGTAGCGGGAT